GTCGTTATTATGCAGTCTTTCAGCTACAAAGTCAAGCTCTATGTCTGCCTTTTGGTGTAATACTGCCCAACGACTATTAGGAACAATCTCCTTAATCTGTTCTATAGTAAGTCCACTATCACATATATCATCTACAAA